GTGGTTTTAATGTAGGTTCGGTTATTCAGGGCATACTTGTGACGGGAGCTGCGGTTTACGGCAATCAGATTGTAAAACAGCTTAAAAAGCAGGAGTAAGAAGAATTAAAAAACCCCTTGATAGGCGGCGTCTAAGTTAGTCACTTAGGCGTCGCTTTATTTTTAGTTATTTCTTAAATAATTTTAAGAAAACACTTTACAAATCACTCAATATGTATTACAATATAAACACACAGAAAGGAGGCTAATATGATTAAAATCAAAATCGGTGACCCTATTAAGTTAAAACCTACTCCACTATCACCAAAATCCGGATTCATATCGTTTCCATACGATGGTCAATTAGTGGAGTACATTAAGTCATTAGGTAACCGTGTTTACCTACCCGAATTAAAAATGTGGGAAGTACCTTTAACAGCAGTTCCTACTATATGTAACAAATTAACCACGCGAGACATTGAGATTGTGGGCGAGATGGTTAAAGAAACTAAAACCCAAGTACAACTACCAAAAGACTTTGCCTTTACGACACAGCCATATAGCCACCAGCTGGAGGGTGTACTGTTTGGCCTGGAAGAAGGCACATTTCTTCTCGGAGACGAGCAAGGATTAGGAAAGACAAAACAAATTATAGACCTTGCCATTGCTCGTAAGCATTTAGAAGGAATGAAACATTGCTTAATCATATGCGGTGTCAATGGAAATAAGTACAACTGGGTAGACGAAGTCCATACACACAGCAAAGAAGATGCGTGGATAATTGGAACTCGGTACACGAAGAAAGCTCCTGTAAAGATGATAGAGGGTACAAGCAAGGATAAATTAGATGATTTAATGAACTTGCCACCACATTTTTTCCTTATTACTAATATCGAGACGCTTCGTGCTATGCCGACGAAGAAAGGTAACAAAATAGTCTTTCCTATCGCTGAGAGAATTCAGAAGTTATGCGATATGGGCGAAATTGGAATGATAGCATTGGATGAGGCTCACAAAGTAAAGAATCCTACTTCACAGCAAGGAAAAGCGCTCTTGTCTATTAAGCCTAAATATGCTATTCCGATGTCTGGTACTTTTCTTGTCAACAGTCCATTGGACCTTTATGTTCCGCTGAAATGGGCTGGATTTGAACAGCACAGCTTCTATCAGTACAAGCAGCACTATTGCGTGATGGGCGGATTCAATAATCAGGAAATCATCGGTTATAAAAATCTGGACGAGATAAGAGCATTGCTGGACAAGGTGATGATTAGAAGAACGAAAGACGACGTTCTTGACCTTCCTCCGAAGATTCATACAATTGAATATGTTGAAATGAGCAAAGAGCAAAAAATGATATACGATGAAGTGAAGAAGGAAATCAAGAGCAACATCGATAAATTGAGAATCAGCAACGACCCGTTGGCGCAGATGATAAGACTTCGTCAAGCGACAGGATATCCTGGAATCCTTTCTTCCACAATCACTCAGTCCGCTAAGATGGACAGACTGGAAGAACTGATTGAGGAAATCACATCTGTTGGACAGAAGGCGATTGTTTATAGCCAATGGGAACAGATGACGCGAGTAATGAGACAGAAACTCAAGAAATACAATCCGGCATACATTACAGGAGAAGTCAAAGCAGATGTGCGTATGCAGGAAGTCGAGAGATTTCAGACAGACCCTACCTGTAAAGTTATCATCGGAACAATAGGTGCTATGGGTACCGGCCTTACTTTAACAGCAGCTTCGAATGTCATCTTCATTGATGAACCATGGAATAGAGCATTGAAAGACCAAGCAGAAGACAGAGCACATCGTGTCGGTACGAAAGGTACTGTTCGTGTCATCACAATCGTATGCAAAAATACGATTGATGAAAGAATTATGAACCTTGTTTACAGAAAAGGTAAGATGGCTGATATGCTTATTGATGGAAAATTCGAAGTAAAAAATAAAGCAGCATTTATTGATTATTTGCTGAGTTAAGGAGGAATAAAATGGATTATCAAGAGAGAAGTCGTGACAGAATGAGAAGACGAAAACGCAATATCCGGAATAGGAGAATAACATTCAGCATCATTCTCGTCACAATCATTAGTCTTATGGTGTGGATATTTATACCGAAGGATATAGAAGAGAGAGAGGAGCAGGTGTCGGGTACATTAGCACCGATGAATGTTCCTTCACCTACTCTTCAAATAACGAAAGATGTTTTAACAGCAACTCCTACTCCGGAGCCTACACCGACAAAAGAACTGGAACCTACATATACAGAAGATGACCTCTTCTGTATGGCTGCAGCTATCTACAATGAAGCTGGAGGAGATATGTATTCAGACGAAACAAGATTGCTTGTAGGTTATGTTATTCTGAATAGGGTGAACAGTCCTAGGTTTCCAAATACGATAAGAGAAGTTTTGGAAGCTAAAAGACAATATGGAGAGTTCTACTGGACAGGAGTTAAGTTTGCAGATAGAAGTTCTAAACCAGAAGAACAGCATGCGGTGGAAAGAGCATACGAGATAGCAAAGAGAGTACTTACAGAGCCCTCACCTATTCCTGAAACAGTCGTGTTCCAAGCTGAATTCAAGCAAGGGACCGGTGTTTATAAATATCAAGACGGCATATACTTTTGCTATTCAGAGGAGGTGAGCTAATAATGAAAAAATTAAATGCTGAATACTTGACTATCGGTAAAGCTGCTAATGTCGTCGGAGTTTCAGCCACGACTATTACTCGATGGTACAAGTGGTGGGAAAGTGATGGATTTGAACATCCGGCAGACCTTTATCTTCCGCCTTATTATTATAAGGACAAGAGGAAGATAAAGCACTTCAAGAAGGAAGACATCATATTCTTGAAGGAGTTCCACAATAAGCTCCAAACTACCCACAAGGGTGTTATGGCAGACTTCAATGCTGCTTACCAGTGGGGTAAACGAGGAGAGAGAATTCTCAGGAACAGAAATACTACAGCTGATGAAGTCAAGAAGAAAATGAGGTAATAAGGAGGAAAAATACTCATGGCAACACGCAGACGCATAAACACTCAACTCAAAGAAAGTCTTGAGGACATGATTTTAATTTATGCCAAAAAGAAAGAAGAGCTTGACCCGCTCAAAAAACTGGTGGACGAATACGGAAAGAAAATCAAGTCTGAAATGACAGACAGAAATCTTTCTAAATACACTGTCGGCGATGTGAAGGCATCCATTAGTATCACACAGAGAGAGGACTTTAACGAACTTCAGGCGATTGAAATTCTCAGAAAGAATCTTACGCCTGAGCAATTCAGCAAGGTTGTCAAGACGAAAGAGTATATAGACGATGATGCATTTGAAGCTCTCGTTTACAACCACGAAGTAGATGCTGCTATCTTGAATCCTTGTCGTATTCCGAAAGAACCTGTCGTCACCCTTCGTATCAGTAAAGTGAAGAAATGAGGTGCAATATGAAGATTATTCGTGCTGGATATGAAATCATGACACCTATTTCTCGTGACATCATTCTTAAACATCTTGAGCGCTGCGGAAGAGTATGTTACAAGAGCGAGGATAAAATCACAGAAGAGAGTGCCTCTAGATTCGTGAAAAGTCTTATAAAGAATGGTCACGAAGCAATGATTGAGCATTTCTCTATCACTGTCAAATTCATTTGTGACAGAGGAGTCAGCCACGAGATTGTCCGTCACCGTATCGCGAGTTATGCTCAGGAATCTACGAGATACTGCAATTATAGTAAGGAAGGTTTCGGCGGCGAGATTACAGTCATTGCTCCTCTCTTTTTACAGGAGGGGACGAAGGGCTGGAACATTTGGAAAGAGAGTTGCGAAGCGGCTGAAAAAGCATACTTCGATTTACTTGATTGGGGATGCAGTCCTGAGCAAGCTCGCGCCGTTCTTCCGAACAGTCTTAAGACAGAAATTATTGTCACAATGAATCTTAGAGAGTGGAGACATTTCTTCAAACTCAGAGCAATCGGAACCACTGGTAATCCTCACCCGCAGATGCGTGAAATAGCACTCCCTCTTCTTAGAGATATGAAACAAATTTTGCCTGAGGTGTTCGGAGATTTGGAGGAGTAGAGATGAACCTGGCAAACTATGCTATCATGACTATAATCGAATTACAAATTAAGGAGGAGAAGAATCATGGCAAAGGTAAATAATAAACAGTTTCCTGACATTCCGAAATGTGTGTATGCAGGAGACGAAGCAGACGAATACTGCTCTCAGTGCAACGGTGTCACGATGATAGTAGATGGAGAAGAATACTCCTGCAAGGAGTGTCAGTCCTATACGGCGCCTGAGCCCGTTAACGAAGAACAGCCTGTAACACCCAGCGAGAACCACGAGACGCCACGAGACGCCAACGAAAAGGAACAGGTATACAATTATACCGCCCAAGGCATTACAACCTCAATCAAGGCTGAATCCGGGCTGAGCATTGAAACTAAAAAGGGTTGGTATCGCTTTACTTATTCAGAAGAGCGTATCGTTCCTGAAACAGCAGACATCGACAAAGAACGTGAGCTTCTGTGGAATGATGTAAACAGAGAAGTTGACCGTCAAGCCGAGGAAATTCAGCTAATGTTAAAAAATTAAGAAATAATCAAAAACCAGTTGTATTTTCGTTCACAATGTATTATAATAATGGTACAGCCGCTAAATAAGCTGTTGTACCATTATTCTATAATACTATGGAAAGGAAGTTATGCACATGAAAATCAGATTTGAATTAGACCCTGAATTGAGTCTGAAAGAAAAGGGAACTATTATTGTCTGCAGGGAATTGCTGAAGAAGAACATCAACCCTACTATCGAAAATATCAAACAGAACAGTGCTGACGCTGAAAGGTCTATTAGCACTTCCCTTCACAAATTAGCAGAACTGGGGTACTACAAAGCAGAGAGGTATAAGGTTCCTGATGGGCCTGGTTTTAACTGGAGATATGAAATCCGGGAAACTCGGGAGGTGGAAGAACAATGAGAGACGATAACTATATAGTAATTCCAGGCTGGGCAATCAATCGACTTGGTCTGAAAGGAAATGATCTCATAATTTTTTCTATCATCTACGGATTTTCACAAGACGGTGAATCTGAATTTTCTGGAAGCATCCAATATCTGTGTGATTGCTTAAATGTTAGTAGACCGACGATTATAAACTCACTGAAGAACCTTGTGTCTCTCGGATACATTACAAAGCGTGCAGAGACTATAAATGGAGTTGTTTTCAACCGGTATAAAGTTTCTTTACAGGTAGTAGAGAATTTTAACGGGGGTAGTAAAGAATCTTTACTGGGAGTAAAAAATTTTAACGGGGGTAGTAAAGAATCTTTACTGGGGGGTAGTAAAAAAATTTTACACAATAATATAGATAATAATATAAATATAAATACTACCAATAAAATATCGTCTAACACACTAAAACATTCTCTTTTCAGTACTGAAAAAGGAAATGCAAAACAAAAAGCAAAAATCGAGAAGTTCGTTTTAGATTGTTGTCGTATTTCAGATGAGTTTGAATTT